CGATGCCGTTCCCAAACCAAGGTTTGTGGTAAGCGCGTTCGTAAATTTTGTCACCAGCCCGTTAACGTCTGCATTATCCAGCGCGTCCACACCGGAATTCGCAATAAACTGCCCCACCAGCGCAGCAATCGTGGTCGCCTGGCGAATGGCTTTGTTTACCTGGGCGCTGGAAGCTTTCCCGGCCGTAAATCCAGACAGCCGCGCAGGAAGCGCTTCCCATGCAGCCTGCGAGATGATGTTAGCATTCGGATCAAGCGCGAACGCTTTAAAGTTATTTGTTGCCATTAAAGTAATCTCCCCCATGCGCCGTCATCAAAACCGGCGATGTATTCGTTATCCATGTCAAATCCAAAGAATTTTGTTCCTTCGGACGGTGTTTCGACCGAGGGTGTTTCAACGCCGCCAGCCCATACACCAGCAGCTTTAACGGTGAGATAACCCTGTTTGATAGCGGCTATCAGTTCGAGTGACACATCAGAAATATCATTCTCGGGAAAAACCCAGACCGATATCGTCATGTCCTGGTTATCGACGATCTGCATCTTCAGTCCAGAGCCTGCGGTAGCAGCGTCAAGGATGGGAGGCAGAGAGTCGTTCCGACCATCCCAGTTGTTGATAGCGATTTTCGCTTTCAGAATGATGCGGTACGTCTCATCACTCAGCGTCGTATAGCCAGAATCAGGATCATATGGCCCTTGCCAGATGCCCTGGTCATATCCGAGCCCGTCAGTGTCCCAGCTGAAATAAACGCCGCTAATTGGCTGGCTGACTATACGACTACGCCCAATCCACAGGCCGAGGATATCGAGTTGCACGCCAACCGCCGTATCGATATCGAAGGCTGTTACAAGCCCTGACATAGTGCTGGACACATCAATCAGCGGGCGGGTGCTCAGATCTATATGGTCAAAAAAGAGTGGCTTGGTAGCGTGGTAGTTAGTGATCAGTTCGGTGTATTTGCTCATGAGGTCACCGTGATTGTGATATTCGCGGTGCTACAGGACGCCGAAGCATCATAGGCAATATCAATATTTGATGCCGATACGCTGCCAGACGACTTACCGATCAGCAGGTCGGTAATGTCGTAATATCGGGCATTACCGCCGCTCACTACGCCAAGGTTTGCCGGGGAATAAATACGGCTCAGCAGAACGTCGTCGCCAATTGTCAGGCCGTTAATATAGTCGGCAACAGCCTGTTTGATCTGCTCGCCGATTTGAGAGGTATACCCGGTAAAAACTTTCAGGGTAATGGCTACGAAAATAGGCACATCGGTAGAGCGCGAAAAACTGATGACGTGAGGATTACCATAAGTATCCGGCACTGTGACAGAAGTTTTACCGTAAGTTGCGGTTCCCTGCCCTTTATTCCCCCTGATGGTCTGGGCTATCTCGGTAACATCCCCTCCATCGACGATGGCGGAAATAGAGTGTGGCGGCAGCCCGTTGCTGTCGGTTTCCCCAGTGTCGTTCTCATATAGTTTGTGACGTGTCACGCCAGCAACATTAGCGATAGCACCGTCGACACCTTCAAACGGTGTGATCGATGGTAGCGCGACGCTTTGCCCCTGCCGAATGCGCAGCTCTGCGTCGGTTTCGGCTGGTGAACCGACAGTAGCCGCAACTGGATTGGTTACCGACACCCAACCTCGGGTCGGGGTGTTGATAGTGGTAATAGTCCCGGCCAGCGCCGCAACCGAACCGCTATTCGCACATGTGGCCGTCACCAGCACAGTACCATCAACGCCGATCGCTACACTTGCGGGAAAATTCCAGATAATGCCGTTTTTATCCCGTGCGGAGCCATTCGTGATAGTCGTGCCTGCCGTACCGGTTAACAGAAGGTCAGCAGTAGAGTTTGTCGCTACTTTTCGCGTGATCCCGTTAATTTTCACATTGCTGCTAAGCGCTGCGGCCTGCGCTGTCGTCGGTGAAAAAGAGTTGTAGATCCCGATAGCGGTGTTGTTAGCGTCATGCACGGCAAGAGCCACCAGCGCGACCATCTGCCCGTCTTTGCTGTCTGGTTCGAGGTAGGCATCACTACCGTAAATCTGCCTGAAATAGCTGGTCAGTGTATCTAGGATTGTCTGGTAATCAGGCGCACTAATCCCCTGGGCGGTTACCGTTGCCGATAGCCCCAGCGTGTCGAGGTTCAAAGCCATTTATGCCTCGCTTGTTACAGTCGTCTGGCCGTAGATTGTGTCAATGGAGGAAGTGAAGGTGACGCGACGGCTGGTGCCGTCATAATTGGTATCGAAGGAAAGAATCGACAGAACGCCAGGTGTATCCTGTATGCGTTCGCGTATAGCCAGGATGTAGACATCTGATCGCTGCTTCCCAAGCACTGACTGAACATACGGCGTGCCTTCCGTCAGATCGAGAAACCACTGACCGCGCCACAGCTCGAAACGGGTTTTTACGGCCTGGGCGACACATTCCGGACTGTCGATAAGGAAAGTATCGTCACCCTGGCCGAAAGTGTAATCGCCTTCAGTATCTTCGCGACGGTATCGCATAGATTAACCTCCCAGCGGCTTAGTATTGCTTCCGCCGCTCTCAACGCCGCCATGGGTATGCTTATCCACGATAGAACCGTCCACCAGCTGCAAGCGACCGTCAGGCAGGATTTTGAGCCCGTTAAGGTTGAATCCGCCCGGTGCAGTGCCATTTATTGCCCCGCTGGATGGGTTAAGGCTTAGCTTTGTGCCGCCGTCATCGCTGCGCAGCTCTACCGAGCTGGTACTGATACCGCTGATTTTCTGTGCTTGCGACTGTGGGCCAACGATGGCGAACGCATCAGATAAGTCATGCTGGCGCGGGTCGACGGTCTCCTGCACGCCGCCGCTCTGCCACCAGAAATCGATGCAACGGTCGGCAAAGAGCAGCAGGCACTCGTCGCCTTCTTTAACCGGAAAGGTCAGCGTGCAACCGCCGCCGCGCGGGAAGATGACCGGCACATCCACCAGCGGTTTTAATTCGGTGGATCCATCGCCAACAATACCGCGTAGCGCCACCTCTACTGTGCAGGTAACAGTCTCAGGATCGAACGACTGAATGATGCCGGGCATCGCTACGCGCATCTGGGTAGACACCGAATCGGCTATGGCCTGCGCGGTCTGCTGCTCGCCGCCGATCTGTGATTGAGTTGGAATTGGCATAAAAACTCCATAAAAAAACCAGCCGAAGCTGGTTTGGTATCAATTACTAAGCTACATCAGTGTGAAGTAAGGCTTTTCCGCTGCAATGGCACACATTCACAAGGTGTATTAGGATATGTTTGCAACAAGTAAGCATTAAAAATCAATTTCAGCCATGAAGCCGCCATAGAGTGGACCTGCACCATCGCATTCTTGACTACAGGAGTAACAAATGGGATTTAGATTTCGCAAAAGAATCCGGATTGCGCCCGGACTCGCGATCAACATTAGCAAAAGTGGAGTAAGCACTTCGATTGGTGGTAAAGGTTCCACCATTAACATCGGGAAAAAAGGCGTAAAGATGACAAATGGCCTTCCCGGCACGGGGCTGTCGCATACCACTAACCTTTACTCTCCCGGGAAATCGACAGAAAAAAAACAACTTACTCATAAGCAAAAAATAATTAGAAACATCCTGTTCGTAATTATTGTGTTTATTATAATTAAAGCTCAATATTTTTGACGCATGCCCGCCTATCTGGCGGGCTATTTTACTTTTCGGCAGTCGTATGTTGCATACTGACGCGGCGCATTCATGCTGGCTTGCAGCCACTGAGCGTTGAGAATGGCTTTGCCGTTGCGCTTGATGTACTCAAGCCCAACCCAGCGGCCGGGTTGGTCAGTAGCCATGCGCCAGTCAATCTTGATGTTGTCGTAGTCTTCTTTGTCTTTCAGGAAGGTGACTTTCTGAGATTCAGGCTTGGCGCCATTTATGCGAAACCAACCATCGTCTGGGCCAGCGCTTAACCTAAACGGCCCGCATTGCCCGTCAGCAAAAGCTGAAGATGAAAATATAAATGCTGTAGCTAATAGCACTTGAGTTAGTTTCACAATTATCCTCATGGCAACGCCTTGTCTTTAGCGGCATTGTTCAGCATGTCACGACTGCCACGCGCAAAACACATCAAATCCATGTACCACGCCTGACCTCTGGTGTCGCCAGTATAGTCGATAGCTTTGACGATATAAACGCCATCCGTCGCAATGCTGGCAGCCTGTGACGTCGTGCCGGTCAGCACACGGTTGCCGTTCTCTTCTGTTTCGGTGATACGCCCGGGCGACTGTGCGATTTCGCTATTGCCGAGCGCGGCGCGGTACACCGAAGCCTGATCGAGCTGGATAAGACCATTAATACGGATGTTTGGGTTTATCAGGCACCGCACGTTTACTCCGCCGCCCATCGTTTGTTGCGGCATACCGATCAGGCCAGTATCGGCATTCAACGCAATGGCTTCGTGAATATATTTATCCTCCGGCACCATCTGGACCTGACCATCCACCAGCTGCCATGTCGCTTTGCACTGCGCAGCAATATTATCCATCACGTTACGGGTGGATGAATAAATCGCACGGCCACGAGGAAACACGGTATCAGGAAAGTCACCGGTAATGCCCTGCGTCACGCCGAACGCGTTGAAATCCTGCATCGTCGCCCGGTGCAGGTCCGCAACGGTATAACCAGCGGCAAGCGTGGTGATGGTAGTCGCGTAGAGGAACGCTTCGTGGTTACTGATGGCCTGAATCAGCACCCAGGAATCGGTGATGTTGTCCTTCCCGGTGACGGTGAAGCGAATATCACCGTCAAATATCAGGCCGTAGTTCTGACCGTTCACCTGCCCTACCTGGTCTGGTGAAATCTCCCGGGCGACACCAACCTGGCTCGCATCAACATCCGGCGCAATACCGTCATACCCGGCAATGATGCGAATTTTTGCAAACTCCTGCCCCAGTATCTTGTTCGTGGTATCGGTCGAAAGGTTGTAAATTTTCACGTTCGCCACGCGTGGCCAGCGTGTGTCTGCCCACTCGATCTGGAACGTGACCTTAAAGTCAGACAGGGAAACGCCCTGCCCGTTCTGGTCCAACAGTTGCAGCTCAAAATGGCGCATCCAGTTAAGAGACATTTCTACTCCTGCACGAAAATGAGGTGGCTGTATGTGCCGAGGTTGGTTTTGGTGGGCTCGTCCGGTGCGCCTACATCGCAGCCAACGAGCAGCGCCCCGTTAATACCTAGTTGAGGATATTGCTCAAGAAGATTTACACCGGTTACCAGCGGCACGCCAGAAAGAAGCGGTTCGCCACTGCTATCTTGTACATCCAGAATCCAGCCAGCAGAATCACGCCAAATGACTCTCAGCGTGTATGTTGTCTCTGCTAACTGAATGCGAAATAGCTGGTTATCCGGCGATAAAGGGATTTCAGTTACATTCATTGGATACCTATAGAGTTACCAAGTCTGGTTCCTTTTAGTCCATCAAACCACCCTGTTGACTTAATTACCGATTCATTTACTGGGGTGGTGGATTTCGTCCCGGAATTCTGCACCGCCGATGTGCTGACGCCATCCTGCATATCTGATTTATCTGCAACGCTAACGCTCTGCGTTTGCGACATGATCACTTCACGCAGGGTAAGCGTGCAGTTCAGCACGTTCTCGCTGGTTTTGTCCGTTGTCACCTCGATGGCTCGCACCAGCATATTGCTGTACACCCGCTTTCCGGTCACTACATCGAACGGCACCCGAGAGGACTGGAGATCCAGTAGTTGCTGATAGGTCTCTTTCGGGCTAAGTCCGGCGCTGAGGCCGATTGACGATGTATCAATGAAGTCCAGCAACGAACCGCCACCTGCGAAGCCGCATTCCATCGTGACTTCGCTGGGGCGCTTATACGCATGATCGGCGATGAAACCCGACGCGCTATTCGTTGTTGGCTTCTCCACCGGGTGCTCAGTAATTTCGAGCGCATCAGAATGCTTTTCGGAAACGACCACGCTGGGGATCAGCAGGCCAATTCGCCGGGATTGCTGGCGAAAAATCGCTGATAAAATATCCATTATCTCGGTCCTGCGGGGAGTTGCTGGGTTAACTGTGAATTCACGCCCTTTTGACGGTCAACAGTCAAACGGGCAGCCTCGCGCGGATCGGAAACGCCGTGGATGTTAATGTTCGTTTCCTGCTGAATCACCGGGGCGCTGGTGGGCATATTGCTCATCACTTTCGGAATGTAGTTGCGCGTTTCCTGCGGCATTAGCCCCATTCCATAACGCTTAACATTCCCGATCCCCCAGTTATATGATGCCAGTGCTTTGCTAAGGTCTCCGCCGTTCTGCCGCAACAGCTGGCTGAGGTACTTAGCGGCTGCCTGAGCTGACTTTTCCGGGTCGAATACATCATTCCCACGCAGGCCCATGTCGCGCGCCGTGCCATCCATAAACTGAAACAGACCTTTCGCGCCTGCGCCGGACACAGCGAACTGGTTACCACCCGACTCGGTGATCGCCACGCTTTTCAACAAGCCAGCAGGCAGCTGATAAAGAGACTCCAGCTTATTGAACAATGGCCCCATCCAGTCGAGCAAAACCTTGCCCTGCGCTGTGGCTTGTGGGCGTTTAACTGATTGCGCCAACTTGGTGGGATCGCTCGGTATATTTGGAGAGATTTCAGCAGCACCTGCCGGTGAGAAAAGTAAATTACCGATTTTGGCAATCCCGTCTGAGATCTTTTCAAGATAACCATTAGCAGCCTGCTGTCGGTTTTTTATTTCATCTCTTTCATGCGGGGCAATTTCATTACTACGAACATGCTGTTCCACCCCAGGAATGTCAGGCTGAACATTATCGCCATAAACGACGCCATTGCTTTGCGCTTGACGAATAATCTTACCTGGGCCACCATGCAGCCAATCCATCCATGCAGGCCACTCCCGTACCTCGCTAACGTCTTTGTGCCCAAGATCGGTTTTGATGCCGATCGCTGCAAGAGCGTCGCCAACGTTCCTTTTTGCGTAATTCCACGACGATTGCGCACTGGCTTTTATGTTTTCACGATCTGAAACCACATAACCGGCATACAATCCCCATAATTTAAGCCAGGGGGGTATCGGAAGGCCGGAAATTTTTGCGAACGCTCCTAGCACTTTTGTTACCCAAACCCCAGCAATGAAGGTAGCCAAAATTTCCAGCGAGTTCTGCCACCCACCGACAGAATCTTTGAGCCCAAGCAGCTTATCGCGCAGCCAGAGAATTGCCTTTTTCGCCTTTTCTATTGCTGGCTCCCACTTGCTCCAGTCAATCAGGCTTTTGCCACCCTCTTTCCACGTCTGGTAATCGTCGTACAGCAATCCGATCGCCAGAATTAGCGTGGTGATAATTCCAATTGGGGATTTCAGGAACGCAGAATTAAGCAGACGCCATGCGACCAGTAGAGCACCGAATATTTTCAGCAGATTTTTACTGCCATCATCAAGACGCTTCCACCAGTCAATGACAGAGCCAGCTCCCTGTATCAGCCGCCACGCCATTCGTGTGAAGGCGGTTGAAAGCCAGATCACGCCCTTAATAACTTTGGTCAGCGTCTCTTCAATCTTCGGGAAGTTGTCGAGGATGCGCCGCCGCAGACTGTCCAGCGAACCAGCCAGACCTCCAGCGAGATTTGAGCCGATCTTGTCCCGCATAATGCCGAACAGCGACGTAAGCCCGCGCATGGACGTCATGAATTTGTTGGACTGAACGGCTGCCTTATCAGCGTTGAACCCCGTCTTTTGCAGCATAGACTGGTAATCGGCGGTAAAGCCATTCATGCCGCGCCGCATCGCCATCAGCGTGTTTTCATCGATGCCGAGCATCTGCGCGTATTGCTTCGCGCGGTAATACGGCATGTTGTTGAGCTTTTGCCCAACGCCAGTAAAAATGGCCGCAGTATCACGCATCTTTCCGCTGGCATCACGGGTCTGGACACCCAAGCGGTTCAGGAAGCCTTCCGCTCCCGGATTGCTACGCATGAAACCAGCCAGTCCTTCAAGGGAGGACATGGCCGACTCAGCGCTGGAACCGGTTTGCGATGCAGCATAGCCCAGCGCTTTGATGCCCTGGACGCTGGCCCCCGTCCGCTGGGATGCCCAGTAAATTTTATCCAGACCATTCGCGATTTGGGTGGTAAATCCGACAATGCTCAGCGCTGCGCCTTCCACCACCGCGCCGACCTTCAGAACGTTCGCGGTAACGCCTTTCAGCACGGCTTCAAACTTATTAGCGCCAGCCTGATCGATATCGAATCCCAGCGAAACAAGGAAATCTTTAATCGTATCTGCGTTACCGCTCATTGGCCGCTCTCCATTTATCTACCCGGGCGTCGTTATCCTCGCGCATGTCGAGGTAGTCATTGAGAAGCGCGATGCGGCAAAGGTCTACCGCACCGCTGTTAAGGTCTTTCTGGTCAATATGGAAGGCAAGCGCCGGGCGAAGAATAAAATCTTCACCGCCCGGCAGGCTGTTGAAGGTTATTCCGCTAGCGGGGTGGGCGTCTCGCTGGTAGGGAGTCCTTGCAAAAAATTTCCCAGCGAGTCGGCGACCACCCGCGCCACCAGTTGCAGCATGGTAAGCAGGTCGATATCGTCAAACGCCATTTCGCCATGCTGGCAGACCGGCACCCAGCCTTTCATGTGCTCGCGTGAAACAACGGAAAGGCAGGGGAACAGGATAGCGTCCACGTCGCCATCGCTCAGATCGGACACAGCATTGGCAATCTTTGGCAGGATTGTAGCCATCGCGCCTTCGGTGTCTTTGCTGCTGATCTTCTCCTGAACGCTCCGAAAGTCAGAAACCATCCCGGCCAGCACCGGCAACAGCTTGCGGGACACCTTCAGCTGTTCGAAAACGCTGAGCTTTGCGGTGCGATATTTCACGCCTTTAATTTCGAATTCCATGCGTTAAAACTCCCCGAGCAGCTGGTCAATCTTGCCGCAGTCGAACACCCAGGAAACAGTCCCGCCCTCTTTGGCGTTATTGAAATCAGGCTGTTTCTGGAATGCGCACGAACGCGCAGTAGAAATATCACCCGATGCCGTGTTGCGAATGACGATCACGTTATTGCCCCAGGTGGCAGAGGACTGGCTTTGCGCGTTATACGCCAGAGACAGCTTCTTGTTCACCGGGGAGGTTTTCAGCAGCGTCACCGTAATGGTGCCTGACTTATCGGCGTGCAGGCTGTGCATCACTTCGCCATCGGCACCGATGGTCATAGTGTTCTTGTTGCCGCCCATGGTCTGGGTGATACCTTCCTCAGAGTTGGCAGAACCCTGACCAAGATCGATAACGCCGGTCGGCCCGGTGAGCGACGCGGTTACATCGAGAAAAGAATAAGTTGCCATTTATCGCTCCTTAGCGAACCACGTTGATCTGCACATCGGCATAATGAACTGCGCCAGCCAGCTTACAGGCCACCTGAATTAACGGTGCTTTGCGAGCTTCTCGGTCGGCCTGCGCCTGTTCTGAAAGAGGTTGCGCATACACGTAATAACCTTTGGTCAGCGTATCGCCGGAATTCAGCTGTCCGATAGGTCCACCATTCCACACGCCAGCCGCTACCAGACCGTTCGTGACGGACTGATCCATGGACTGTTCAACGTTGGAAAGCAGACGGGTAACACCGGCATCAGTCTGCGGAATTTTGGTGGTGCTGGTGTAAAGCAGGTTATAGAGGTTGGTCTGAACGTAGTTCTGCAACCAGTCGAGCCCGTGGCGCTCGTCGAAGAAGTCACCGTTCGCCATGACACCCTGTTGCAGGATCGCCGTGTCGTTGGCGTAGTACACGAACACGTTCGCATTCTTCGCATCCACAGCCGCCGCCTGTCCTACCGTCAGCGTTTCGTAGGTTACGCTCGGTTCCTGTTTGAATTTCAGGGTAATGGTGGTATTGCTGCCGTTGAAATTGACAGTAAACGCGCGACCGAAAGCTGAAACCGCCGCATAAGGGCTGCTGGAGGAATACTGAACAAAGGTACGGGAATACTTGCCAGCCTTTAATTTCGACGCGACATCGGTCGTCGAAGTCGTGCTGATAATATCGGCGTTGGCAGATGTTACCCCGAAAATGCGGCTCAGGCTGGACGCTTCGATGAGTTTAGCAACCTCAATCACGTCATCAGCATCAAGCACATCGCCACCAGAGACAACATCATCAGCGACAACCAGCCCATACCAGTTGGTATATTGCAGGCAGGCATTAACGGCTTGCACGATAGTTTCAGTATCTCCACTCTCGGAAGAACTCAGCGTCTTCGCCCAGCGACCAACATAAACCTGTGTCGGCTTCGGTGACTGGCTGAAGAAAACCTGCGCTGCTTTATATTCCGGGCTGTCGACACCGAAGTCCTCGCCAATGTCCTCAACGGACGCATAAAGGCGAATGCGTTCCTGCACCGGAATGACAGTGGAAGAGCCGAGGATCAGCAGCGCGCCGAAGTTACGACCAGTAGCCGCTTTCGGCGAGATGATCACATCAACGTTTACAACGTTGGATACAGGTAAGCCCTGTGCCATAGGTTAATCTCCAAAAAATAATACTGGTGCATCCACCAGCGATTTAATACCGTACTCGCGCACAACCTTCCGGCGCAGACGCACCGTCATATCGTAGCGGCGGACCCATTGCTGATTAATAAGTTCAGGGAAGGGAGTCAGACCTGTGTAATCGCCAAGAGACAGCCCCAGCGCATTCAGTGCTGCGTTGTTCTGCGGTACAGATATACCGTCACGAAACCGGGACGCATACACCATCCCCGCCGGACCATAAAACGAAGCCATACACTCAATCGTTTCATGCCGCCAGAGCTGAGAGCCATCATCGGTCTGTCTGGTGAATGCCGGACTGTCATCACCTGACCATCCGATAACCCCAAACGCACACCAGTTCGTTTCAGCCGGTAGCAGTGGCGGTTGCTCTTTCTGCCAGCGCGGACGAACCATCCCGGCAGACAGACCGGAAACGTTACGCATCCACTGGCTTAACAGCCTGTCGAGCGCTTCGTCATAATCCGGATCGCCACTGGTTGGTATCAGCCATCCGCGCTCTGTGCTGGTGTTATTGCTCAACCGGAATACCCCCATCAAACGGCAGCAACTCACAATGCGCCTGAACGAATCCGGCACCATACGCTGTATACGGGTCGACGAAAGTCACACGATAATCACGGCCCTGATACGTCACGATATCGGCATCACGGCCAGTCTGTCCCTGCGTCAGTCGCTCAGTCGTCACAATCAGAATTGCACCACTGATTACCTGCCCGGCCTGCATACGACGGTTTTCCAGAGAGCGATCAACAGTTACGACTCCGGCAAACTGCTTTTTAACTTCGCTGTCGCTGCCGATCCCATCCTCATCCACCGTTTGCACACGGCGTGTTACCCACAAATTGAAGTCGCAAAAATCGGGGTCAAAAAGCACATCTGTTACATCAAGAGTCGGCATTTTTATCCCTCACAACATGGGTAATCGCTCTGCGATATTGCCCGGTGTCAATTAATGGTTTCGCCAGTTCGGTTCCCGGGGATTCGCCAGCAGCACGCCGGGCAAGTTCCAGTGTTGCCCCCTTGCGCCCCCGACGAGCCCGGGCTTCAACAGTACTGTCAGCAAGCGGCGTAAAGCCGGTAATGGTCATGTAACGCCTGACGCCATTAGCGGCCAGTGTTCCGGCACGGTTGAGTGCGCGTTCTGCTCCCGCAGCATTACCATCAAGTGCAGCCTGCGCCGCGGCTTTGAGCTGCGGCACCGTCTGCTCTTCTGCCGATTTAACACCGGGGACCAGGTGAGGTCGTGGCGGGATGTTCTGCTCTGGTGAGCCGTATTCGTTGAGGTAACCGATGCCCGCATTACCAAACGGAACATCATCCCGCCCGCTGTCTTCCGAAGGGATGCCGACCAGCACATCTTTTTTGGTTAACGACCTGAGCGCATCCAGAATGGCCTTAGTGTTATCCACCCTCGTTGTTACACCGCTTTTGAAACTCATAGCTGGCGACCGCCTGCACCGAACATCGTGATCAACTGATAAAATTCAGCGCCATATCGGGTGTTATTCCAGAAACCTGCATCAGGATTCAGCGTCGCGCTGGTGTCATAGCTGACGCTTACCTTGTCAACGGACTTTGAGGACTGAACACCATTGGTTGAACCGCCCGGACCACCAGCCAGAATAGCCCGGCTGTCTGCCGCCCAGAGCGTCATGTAATGCGCAACGAACAACCCGGCAAAGTACGGAAACAACTTTTTGCCGGTGACATTTTCGCTCAGCAGTTCATCGGCCAGATTCAGACGGAACCCGATTTGGGCGTCGGGATATTTTGCCGGGTCAGCAAACTGCGGGAAGTCGCGGCGAAAATCACTTACCGCTGGCAGACTTTGATTCTTTGGCATTTTTTACCTCGTTACGCGCGTCTGTGGCTTTGCCAACGGATACTTCCGCGTGCGCACGAGTGAACCAGTGCGTGGCAACGTCTTCCTCCACAGCATGACGGCCTTTAACAAACTCGCGCCGCGAACCGTCGGGAAGCGTGAGCACAAACGGGGTATGTACGTGTATTACTGCATTATTTTTTGCCATCGGGTCATCCTTAATGGCCCCGCCAGGGGGCCATATGGCTGTTAAATGCCATCAACGTACGAAATGGTTTCTTTGTACACTGGCTCGACTGCACCCAGCTTGCCGTAGTAAGTGACGATCTGATACAGACCGCGATACTGCACCGGCACACTCTGAAGCGGAACCAGCGGGTAGCGGACGTATTTTTTATCGTTGGTGTACGCAACCATGCGATCCTTATTCCCCACACCACGGCCTTTCAGCCATTTAACCGCGCGGATATTCAGCGGAACACCGTTCTGGTGATAGCTGATGGTGTTGGTCTGAAGGTACGTCAACAGGGACTGGTTACCCGCAGATGAAACGATGATGCTGGACAACAGAGCAAACTGCTCAGGCGGGATCAGCAAATCACGCGGAACCACAGAGTAACCAGAAGCGGCCCACGCATCAGACAGCACCTGGTTAATGCTTGCGCGGATTTCGTCCGGTGTTGAGGTTGCCCACGTTTTGGCAGCGTTGTTGACAGGAACACCGTCCAGGGTAACAAGACCTTTCAGGTTTAATGCGGAATCGCCAACATACACCTGTTCATCGTTATCCATCTGCCATTTCAGTTGCATCCCGTCATACTTCTGCGTATCGATCGGGCGTCCGACCTGCTGAGCAGCCTGCAATTCTATGACCGTCCAGCCAAGTTCCATCCCCCACAGGTTCAGCGGGTTACCGGATTTGCCGATATCCACGTTTACGCCAGCAATAGCGGTTGAGTCTTTGCCTACCCAGTTTTTGCCATTCGGATTTGCACCAGTACCAGCTGCGGCGAAGCTGGTATTCGTCCAGCTGGAAATGTCATCTGCGATAGAGACATCTTCACGCAACTGAATATCGCGGGTCCAGGTGTACCCCACCAGCGGCAGGTTCAGCGTCTGGTCGAGTCGCTCCAGCTCCCCGATGAGAAAGGCACCAGAGCTGTCAACGGTTGCCTGATCAAAAGTAATCATTCGTCTGTTCCTTAAATCTTCCAGGAAATTTCTGCATTGCCGTCAGCATCACCGGCACCTGTGAATTCAGCGTTGGTCAGCACCACGTTTTTGCCACTGACTGACGTGGACATGAATCCACCCAGCGGCACTTTGATGGATTCATCAGTGGAGACGACAACGTATACCGGGTCGCCTTTTTTGATGGTGCTGGCATCAAAATCAGAACCGAGATTAACGGTCACGTAGCCACGCTTCATGGCGTCGCCCGGGAAGTTCTTGCCAGTCCCCACCTGGCGAACCATGTCCGGCTGCGACGTGGTCGGATAAGGGCGCACGTAGATCCCCTTCACCTTGTCTGCGGTATCACCATCTGCCAGCGGCACGAAAAAACCGTCATCATCGTATTTACCAGCCAGCCCATAGGCAGCGAAGGCATTATCGGATTTAAGGACCACCGGTTCGACGGTTAAGTCCTGCGGGCGAGAGACAGCCCCGGCAATGCCAACAGGCATCCGGTACAGAAATACATTATTCATTTTTTACCCTTTACGGTTTGCCCAGAATTCAGCGTTTTGTTTGTTCAGGGAAGCGATACTGGTCATGCCCATGTTTGGGCGCTGTGCATCGCCGGTGGTGGCGCGGGTGTTTCGCCCTTTGGCAATCTCAGACACGGCATTAAACGCCATGTCGACCGATTGTTTCGGTAATTTGCGGATATCCGCATCACCGACTATCTGGCGAACCAGCGTTTTGTCAGCAGAAGCCAGAACCTCGCGTTTGAACGCGGTCGGTTTCATCTTACGGCTCAGATCGATACCCGGAACGATAACTTCGGCACGCCAGGCTGAGTCACCAGTAATTGTGGTTTCCTCTTCATCGTCCTCGCCGTCACCGGTCGGATTATCGTCAGGCTTATTGTCGTTATCGCCCGTCGCATTTCCTTCCAGCTTAGCCAGCAGGGCTTTCAGTAATGTTTTGAGGTCATCATTACTGTCGCCGGTTGGACCTCCGCCCATCTCTGGTGCTTTGTCCGGTAGCGGTTGCTGCGGGGACAGGTTGATGTTGAGATTAACGCCCTGCGGCAAATCCCCCTCATCTCCTGTAACCGATGCGGGAGCCGACTCCACCAGTTCGTTCATGGTGTCGGCATCTCCTGTCTTGATGGCTGCACGCATGCGGTTCCACCAGTTTTTCTTTTGATTTGCCATTGTGTCTCTGTCTCCAATTGCACAACGATTTCCGGCTCTGCCTTTGTTGACAAGAGCCGCATGGTTTCCGGTAATATCGACCTGTTCAGCTTTACCTGGCTCGGTCTGCTCATACTCCGCGTCATAGCCGCACGACACTTCGCGCAGGCCATCTTCGATAAGCTGAATGGCGCTTTCGTCTTTGACGATAAGGTCAGCCAGCATCAAATCAGACTGCTCACCCGTCCCGCGCCGGACATTCTGGATGTGCCCGACAGCAAGCTCTTTCCAGTTCTCGGGATTCACCAGCCGCACATTCCCGTTTTCATCTTCAGGATGCAACACCGTGATACTCATTCCTTCGAATGAGGCAAGCGTGGCGGGATGGAATACCTGCTCAGGAGAGCGCGTGACGACTATTTCACCGAACTTATCGGGTTTCAGTTTTGGCAGATCGGCAGCGCCGTAGAGCTGTTTACCCGTTCGACCTATCGGCACGTCTTTGCACAGCAACGAGCCGTCAGCCAGCTGATAGCGGGTTTCCCCCAGCCGGGTATTGAAAAAATATTTCATGTGTTACCTGCGATTCAGGCGGGATAAGAATGGGAGGTGGGAAAAACGATTTCTTTATAACAGCGACAATTCGGGAACTCGCCAGCGTGACCTGTCATGCCGTCAAGCGTTGGAGGTTTGCCCCATTCGACAAATTTACCTTCCATTTCCCGATGAGAATGCCTGACGTCACCATCTTCGGCTGTACGCCAGATATAACCATTCGAACCAATTGACAGCGCACGCGCCTGATCCAGCGCGCCGGTTGCACGTCCAAGTTCAGTACGGGCAATCAGGTCAGCTCTGGACTTTGCTATATCACCCGATGCGGCTATTTCTTTAGCAAAATGTTCCGCTCTCCCACCGGTCACAACAGCTTCTGTCGCCCGATTCTGGATGTCGTACACCCTGTCAGCCGCCTCGAGGGGTAGCGATTTGATGTACTTAACCTGTTCAGCAACGATGGATTTCATCACCTGGCCCACAGGAGCGCTTTCCACAAGATTGCGGAGCTCGCGACTGATGTTCTTGCTGTGTTGCCGCCAAACTTTCTCGTTCTGCCGGGTTAGGTCCGCAGTAAAGTTTTCCGCGACCTTTGTCGCCCAGGGGGTGATGATTTCACTGTAGCGTTCCAGCGCCTCAATAATTTCCGTGATACTGTCATTTGAACCATCGTAGCGACCATTTACGATGTCTCCGACCGCCCGCGCTATCCTGCGTAGGCTGGTTCGATAGCGGATTTCCGCCTGACGGTTCCTGCGGTTCGTCATCAGATTCGCCGATGCCGGGCGGCGCTTCATCTTCGGCATTCTCGATGTCCTCGTCGGTAATGGATGCCCCGATGCCGGTTACGTCAGAATTTTCGCGCAAATCAGTCATAGCGGCTTTCAGTGTCATCAGACCATCACCCAGCGCCGTACTGATTGCGTTGGTAGTGTTTAACGCCACCGTTGAGCGATCGACATCAGACATTTGCCAGAGCGGGTTAAACTCAAACGTGAAATCGTCCGGCAGCGGCTTGCCAAGCTCCGAACGATGCATGATGTCCAGTATCCGCCGCACCGGAAGACGTAAACGCCTCTCCTGTAACGAGCTTACCCGGTCGTAATAGTTGGCAAGGTCTGCATCGCCGGTAGAAAATCCTTTCGGGGACTGTCCGAACAACCGCACCAGTGGGATACCAACAGCGCCACTAATCTGTTCTGCAAACTGCGAAAGGATGTCATCCAGACCACTGAAGCTGTACTGATGCGTTTCAAACTTATCCCGCGAGTCCATGAGCGTCATACCTTCATTGCTCTGGAACTGTCGAATCAGGTCGATATTCTTCAGCAACGCTTCATACGCAGGACCACCAAGTGCGATAAGCTCGCGTAGCTTCTCCACGCTGTAGGTGCGCAGATGCGCCTTGTAGACCAGCTGCGCCGCGCCGACAGTAGCGCTGTCGAACGCGGTAAGACGATCCCAGATACGCTCTACAACCGACATTCCCCATTCGTTCTCGGTCATCTTCTGCTGAAATGGCAGCGTGACGCCATCAAAGCGAATCAGTCGACTGTGATGAATGCGCCAGGCAGGAATTCCCGTTGCGGTGGTCACCACATCGTAAAACTCAGGTTTACCCAGGTCCGGCCCCATATCTTTAATGCGGCGGGTCAGTACCGGGTCAATCATCCAGCGGTCGAGCGGGAGAATCCCCTTAAACTTGCCCTTACCGATGGTTTCGGGTCGCAGCGGGGTCATTGGTGCCTGCCCCTCAATCATGATGAAACCCACCGCGCCGCCGTAGAGGCGCGACCATTTCAGCACGTCATTCAGCGCATCCCAGATTTGCAACTCATCCAGTTGTGATTCGAGAATGCCACGATCTTTTGCATCAATTTCCGAAGTGATGCGAATGCCTTTGCGGGTCATATCATCCGGGATAGCATCGACCGCTTCGCCGATGATCCAGGATGAACGATAGGACCATTCCACCAGCATGCGGTTACGACTGGTGAAATTAGCCCGGTAGGTGGATGCTGAGTGCTGGTTAGGTGTCTGCATCCCTACGCGGGCAATAAAATTCTCATAACCATCAGCTGTGGCCTGCGCAGTTCGCCGCAGGGCTTGTTTGTTTCGTGCCATCAGGCCTGTCTCCCCAGCTGTTCCCAGATATCCAGCGATGTATCAATTGGCGCGAAGGCCATAATGAATGCGTCAGCAACGTTTGGTGACGGTATCTCGCGTTTTGCGAGGTCTTTTTTACTTTCGACCATCACACGTCCGTTACGGTCAAAATCGCGATGAGGTGTTGTCAGTTCCAGTTTCAGCTTTTCAAGCAACGGACAACGAGAATCTATGCTGATCAGCTCATCCACAGGATACTGTTCTCCGTTGTTAATGGCGTTAAACGTATTTCTGAAACGGTCAGCCACCAGCCACCATGCCTGAGCCTTAAGATTTGCGAAAAAGTCTTTGTTGGGGATGCCGTTGTATTCGTCATCTGGTTCATGCACACCAGCACCAGCGTTAAACCTCTGGTAATTCACACGTCGCGCGTATGCATTCTCGCTCTTCCGGTCAGCGTTAATTTCAGAGAATTTAGCACCGGCAGACGCACCAACACCGATAGAGTCGTAAACAATATCTGCTTCACGCTCCAGCGCCGCCTGATAAGTACGCTGGCAGCTCTTCAGTAATTCATCTTCTTTGGCCTTCCATTCGTCGGCCCAGAAAACAACGGATCCGTGACGGTAAACGTTAGCGCACTTATCTGTACCACTGTCAGCCACGTCAAAGCCAATACGCTTTCTTCCACTGGGTTCGAAATTTAACGTTTTGTGCGCATCCACTGCGGCTTCTATCCAGGACAGTTTGATGATTGCCGCATCATCATCAGACTCCGGAACGCCCTCATACACATGTTTAAAACCATCCGGATCACGGCGTCGCGCCGCGTCGATAACCTTAAGCATGGTGTCAGACAGAAACGGATTTTCGTCATAGTTAATTTTGCGGATGAGAGTGCCTTCGGGCGGATCAACAACGAAGTTGCGCCAGACGAAATCAGTAACAAGTCCGGGGTTGAATATGAACCAGCATTCCGAACCCTCTTTACGGATCGTTGGCTCCAGAATTTTCCACTGGTATTCCGTCAGTGCGTGGGCTTCTTCCAGCCACAACACATCGATCCCCTCCAGTGATTTAATTTCTTCGATGTTGCGCCATAATCCATAAAAAACAAATTCCGAGCCAGTAACCCGGTTAATGATTTTGTTGTTCAGAATCCGGAAACGGTGCCGCAGGCCAAACCTGTCTATCTGAATTTTGAGCAGGGTATAAACCGACTCTTCGATTTTATTCTGGATCTGACGGGCACAACAAAAACGCAGGGTGTATTTATTCGACAGAAATATGGCAATGCCAGCGGCATCCCATGATTTTGACGATGACCGGCCACCATAAAGCACTTTGTTACGTGCCCGCGTAGTCCAGAAACTACGTAAAGCCGGATTAAGCGTCGGTTTGGATGTCAGAGTAGAAGTCATTGAGGTCACGCTCTCCATTGCCATCATCAATACCTGCATCACGGCGAAGACGATCAGCCTCCAGAGACACCTTATCAGTGGCGGCCTTGCGGTAGGCTGTATCAGCAAATATTTTTCCTACCGTCGCAAGCGTGCCAACGATGGACTCAATACGAACTGTATTGCGCATCATTGCTTTCTCGGCGGCGCTGATATTTTCCATCAGCATCTTCCTTTCCTGGTCCCCATTAGCATCTTCCAGCGACACCAGCCACCGACCAATATTCTCTGCAGCGACAAGGTTGTTAGCACGAAGGCGAAATAATTCGTCCTCGAGCGTCAACGCTTTAGCGTCCTCTATCACCTCATCTTTGAGCAGAAGGCGACGGGCATAACCACCGTGTTTTAATGCCTGCTGGTTACCGGGTTGGAATGGGTTAGTCGGGGGATCGGTACGCATTCCGCGTATCGGTTTCGTATCCAGTGTAGGTTCTGTTTTTGGTTGCGTACCTTTTTGTGTAAGGCCAGTAATGGCAGGCTTTCTGCTGGTACGCACTTTTCTTTTTTGCGTACCATTTTTGCAAACCTGCGTACCGCCACTGCGTACCCAACCAAGCTTTTTGGCCCTCTTCCTGATAGCCCCTTCTGTAACGCCGTATTTCTCGCCTATATCACGGAGGCTAAGGACTCCGGCCCGGTATGCCGATTCGATGGCCTCCCAGTCCGGTTTTGCCATGAATTTTTCCTCTTAGTGACATTATCGAAGCCCCTTATCAAAGGAGCTTCTGTAATGTCAGTCCCGAACAAACGTAACCTTCGTGTTTGTCACTCGCCTTACAAGGCGCGCCGCTTCGCGTTGCATTTCATCGATAACTTTTGGCGTCATCGGTTGATGCGCATATTTACGTTCAATCTCTGCAAAAATCTCGTTCATCGTTTCGCTGTCTGGTGGGATAACTTCAACGTTTAATCGTGCCATTGGTTTGTGCTGCCCTGTTTTTCTCAAAAGTCCTGATATCAGCCTTATCCCTGTTGCACTGTGCTAACGCTGACAACAACGCAACATTCAGGTTAAGGCTGGCTCCCCACGTAAACGGGTCGGGTAAATCTGGCTGGGGTGTTTCAGCCGTCAGACTTGCTGGTAACGGAATGACCGGCACCGACACGTATACCGTTCGCGTATTCGTGCAACCGCTTAACTGCGCCAGAAGGAACAACACGAACAGCGCAATCATCATCCGCAACAGCCACTTTGATATCTTCCTGGGTTCTCTGTGACTCCAGTGCGCTCTGCTGTTTTGCATGCTGGTTAGCCTCTATAACTGTATTGATGATTTGCAGTGATTGCAGGACGTTACTGGTAATGGCTGTTGCAGATTCAGCATTTCGTACAGCCTCATCAGCGCGCTCCTTTTCGTGCTGATATTTGCTGTAGTAATGCCCGGCAGACCAGATAAAAGAACCGATGACGGTAACAAAGAAGGCAACAATAACCAGCTTATATCTCAGCTTCATTTACCCCCCCACCAGCTTCTTTAAATCGGGCAATCAGGTCACCGATTCTATGTTCATACTGACCGTAACCAGCGCCCGGCAACGAAGCCCAGATATTGCTGCAACGGTCGATTGCCTGACGAATATCGCCGCGGTCAATCATCGGTAAAGCGCCACGCTCTTTAATCTGCTGCAGCGCTACAGCATCCTGGCTTTCTGGAGAAAAATCTTTCAGACCAAGTTGCTTGCGGTAGGCATCCCACCAGCGTGAAAGAAGCTGGTAACGTCCGGCGGCTGTTGATTTGAGTTTCGGATTTAGCGTGACAAGTTTGCGGGGGTGATCGGAGTAATCAGTGAACAGTTCGCCACCGACAATAACATCATAACCGTGATTTCTGGTTTTCTGCCGTCCGTTATCTGTTCCTTCTGACCATGCCACCATATCAAGGAAAGCTTTACGCTGGGAATTAAGTGTCTGCATTAATTACTCCTTATGGGCACCGAACTTGTTACCGATGACCCTCATTGCCGCACCAAGAATAGCATCAACACCAATCAGCCCCACCCCACCACCAATGGCAACAGAAAGTGATTTAGGCCATCCGACATACTCAAGCGCGGATGCAAAGGTCAGCGTCAGGGCACCACAGAGCAAAATCTCAAGCGTTTTTCGTTTCCAGCCCCCACCACCGCCAAAATAGGCGATGCGCAAACCAGCCATAACGATCGACATAATCACTGCGCCCAGCGGAGTGTCTCCACGCCACCAGCTCTGAAACAACTCCAGCCAGTCCGGCCAGGTATTTGGGTTATGAGGCATTTCATCATCTCTCACCTCGCACATATCGCGGGTGCAAATTGAGGGAATAAAAAATCCCCGAATATTCCAGGAGCGGAAACGGGGAAAGGCGTTGCACTAAATGGGCCTGTCTGCGGCCTTAAATAAAAAACCTCGGCAAATGCCGAGGTCAGTTAATCATTGCCGCTGTGAGTGCCGCGGCGCACTATCTCTTTATCAGGCCACTTACGCGTTAAACCGGGTGCCAACCGTAACTCAGTGATGCTTTACGCTTCCTCTCCCTCACTACGTCGCCATGGGAGCCCGACCAGATTAACGCTGTCGTCACGTTGCCAATATATGGCATCCAATGCATTCTTTTTATTTAGCTATTTCATTTTTTCTATCCGTCAGAAACAACAAAACCCGCTCAATGGCGGGTTCTGGTAAAGTTCATGCGCTTGGTTCGCCTCGCGATACAGCTTTGCGAAGCGTACCGGAATTGAAGCAGTTTATGGCTAAAATTGCAAGAACTTTTTTAAAGCTGCATCAGCCTTTCCACCAGTTTATCTCTGCGAACAACAAACCAACCATTGGCTCTCGCCAGTTCCAGCCATGACTCAAGGGAAATAACAATATCATCATCCCGCAACTGAATTGTGGAAACAGTGACACCGCCTCGCTGATAACAGAGAACTCGCGTGTCGTAACTTTTCTGGCATGAAGCTGGCGCTGACGGATCCTTTTGTCTGAAATAGCAGTCTTCCAGCTTTTCGAACACATCCCACGCCTGATCGGTTTCGAGCATTTTGGCATGACGGGCTGCTCCGCGTTCTGTCCAGAGGATGAGGGAGCGGGCTTTCGGGGAAATTTGTAACCCTCTTAAAGATGGTTGCAAATTTTGTGAGTTACTTAAAGTAACCCGCAAATTTTGTGAGTAGTTTAAAGCTACCCGCAATTCTTTAAGGTCATTACCAACAACTTTGAAAAAGTGTTTCCCTTCAACGAAGCGTACTTTGTTCTCATGATGATTCTGGCGAATGCGCACCGGCTCAGTGCCGTAAAGCTGCGCCAAAAGTTCGGTGGTAATAACAGGAATCTGGTTATGGGTGATCGGGGAGAGAGTTTCAACAGAAATTTGAGTTGTCATAATGACGCCCTCTGGTGGTTTCTTAATAACTCACCACCGACGACGCCAATCATCTGGTGGTGAACTGTGCAGGGTTGGCGTAACCGGGAAACCGACCGGCGCGGATCTCTCCGCCCCCACACAGCCCACCATAATTCAGATGTGCGCGTGCATACGACAATAAAAAACACGCTCGCGGCGTGTATCTGTCGCGGTCTCTATCCAGGACGCCAATCCCGACGCCAGATTTTGCTGGCGCGTGAGGAATATAGCCCCGGATAACAGATTGAGTCAACAGACGGTTTTTAGATCCCCGGAAGAGAATGCATCACGCATCGGCAGATAGAGCATAAACTCTGCCATTTTCAACCACGCATCTATGCGATTACGGCACGTGGCGTAACACCACTCAGGGTGTGAATCATTCAGCAACTCAGCCATTTTTCGCTTAGTCATCCCCCTCCCTTCATATCGTTGCCGGAGGATACAAATCAATCCTGGGTGTTCTGCCAGCACTTCACTAATCACACGATCAATGCATAACGCCTCTGCATCAGTACAATGCACCAGCCAGCTTTTTTGCTTGCCGTTGATCATATCCCGCAAAAAAGCCTCAAGTTCAGGTTTGTCCAGACCTGCTTTTTTCATCCTCCGGAGCGCCTCGTTAATTGCCGTTTTTGTCAGCTTTTTAGAGGTCAGCAACTGGTTGAACATATTTCCCGTCTTACCGCCGCCAATATACGACCAGCGCCCCCACATGCGCAGTTTTCCCTGAATCCAGACACTTTCCAGCGTGGTGAGACGAAGGTGTTCCCCGCTTTTGCCTGTATTTGTTGGGTAAATCATAAATAACCTTCCTTTCTCCAGATTTCTTGCGTACGAAAAACACCTTCTGCATGCATCAGGCGTAATTCTTCTTTGGTGTAATCGCTGGTTTTTACCCGCCCGTCGATTAAATCGTGGCATGAGCTGCAGGCAATCGCTGCCTGCATATCGTGTGGTTTTGTCGCTGTTCCGCACGTCCCCGCCAGCCTGTAATGCGCCAGCACAGAAGTTTCGGGATTGTGATTGCAGTAGCCAGGAATTCTGACGGTGCACATCTGCCCCCGCGCCGCTTTACGTAAATCCACCATTACGCAAACTCCAGTAACTGCGCGGCCACATTTTCGACTTCCTCCGGAGAGGAAAATTTACGGAACAGGATCCAGTTCCACAGCACATTCAGTACAGATTTATAAACCTGCTGAAACTCGGTTTCGTCCATGTTCGCAAATGCGATAGATTTTGCCCTGCGCCCATGACTACCGTCCGGATAAAAATGTTCGGTGTAAAATCCGGCCTGAATGGTTACCCATTCGCGGAAAGCGTCAAATGACTTAAGCAATGCCGTATCCCGGGTTCTGCGTGTCGCAACGGCATTCAGATATTGCTCTGCGGCTTCGCTCAGGGCTGGAGTGTGTTCCCGACCAACTGATTCGCACAGATACTCAACGAAACCGGACACCAGTTCTCGTTCTCGAGGCGTGATCGCCCCACCGTTCGGAGTCCAGTAATCGAATCCCAGTTGCAGGAGTTTGAAAAAACGCTTGTGGAACGCGTAGTTACGCACTCGCTTAAAGTCCGCGTGTATCCACTCACCTATTTTGATTTGATGCAAAAAATCGCAACTCTCCGGTGTCGCCGGGAGAAGTAATCCGGAAGAGGTTTGTTTGACCAGTTGTATATGCGCCATCGTAGTTCTCCGCTGGCGCAGTAGAATGGGTGTTCAGCCCGTTATGTAGTATAACAGAATTAATGCCAATACTAACAGGATGCTCTGACTCGCAATTCATCCAGCAGTTTATCATTTCCCATAATGTCACTTACCCTCATCGGTAAAAAAATTGCCTTTCGACCATTACGATACATCATTGATTTTGGGGTTTCAGGGAAGTAATCCATTTCGACTATAACTGACAGGTCATCACGACGTATGACTGCGTATTTGCTACTAAATAGTTTCTTTATTTTTTCCACGATGCCCCCAGGTTTATAAGTGCAAAAGGTTATATCCACATAGAGACAAAAATATTAATCTGAAAAATATTTATTTCACGCCGTATATTTGATTGTTTAATGTGCAGGTACAATGACTTTTATTTTTTGTTGTGTATATAATCTAATATATGGTTATTTTTCACCCTACGCATTCAGCACGCAACAAAAAACCCGCCGAAGCGGGTTAAGTGCGGGTGCGTTGAGGATGCCTGACACATCAGAGGTGGCGAGGGATTCCTCCCTCGCCTGGTCTCTTACTCCTCAGGTTCGTAAGCTGTGAAGACAGCGACCTCCGTCTGGCCGGTTCGGATTCGTACCTCGCAGAGGTCTTTCCTCGTTACCAGTGCCGTCACTATGACGGTTAAACAGATGACGATCAGGGCGACTAACATCGCCTTTTGCTGCTTCATAGCCTGCTTCTCCTTGACCTTTCGGTCCGTAAGAGGCAATCTATATGTGACGAGCATATAGGGGCCTCACTTCGATTTATAGTCGGGTGGGGCTTTTATCTATCTGCCGTTGGTGTTCATGCCCGAGGCAGATAGCCTCAAGCACCCGCTGCAATTCTACTTAACTCTCCTTTTCCCGCAAACCGTTTTTATCCCAGCGGCAAATCGAATACACCACCAGCGCCACCGCCAGTACAATTCCTACCGTTGTGAATGCTTCAGGCCAGGTCACCGTAAAACATCCTCCACGCCTATCAACCCGTTCCGCTCCAGATAGCCCATCGCCTTATCTGGCAATTTGCAGTCCGGTTTCGATTTCTTCAGTTGGCTAACCAGTTGTTTAATCAGCATTGTTAATTCCCGTACCTGAACGTCCCCTTTGGTATCCTCATTGGTGAGGATACCATCGTCTTTCCCCTGAAGCATAGCCGCGCGGCAGGCATTCCAGCCTCTTACCTCTGCAATAGCGGCAACCGCATCAACCGCGTACATGCTAAGAGGATTAGGCATTGGTTTTTCTTCCGGTACTACTGGCGCTGGAGGGGCGGCGTAAATGCCTTCTATCACTAAATGTTTGCGCTCAAAATCATCTGGCTCTCGATGATATACGTAACTCCAGTCACCAAGGTTATCATTGCGCCTGCAACGGAAACCTATCGGCTCTGCTTCCAGCGACGCCAGAGCAATTCGTGCCAGTTCTTCCGCTTCTTCTGCTGGCAGTACAACGTTGCTACCCGGTCCGTATGTTTCGCGCCACTGCTTGATTGTCAGCAGTCGCTCTTTGGTAATAGTGGTCATGCCGTAGCCCCTTCTTGATATTTTTCAAACCAGAACACAACCGGGTCAGATTTCATTTCAACCAATCCCATACGAACCAGCGCTTTGCCTTTCCCGGACGCAAGGAATTCACGACGACCATCACTGATAATTCGCCGATAATCTTCCAGGCTACTGCAATGCTTGTGCAGATTGCATGGGTGGCATGCCGGAACCATGTTGGATATATCGTCACGTTCCTGGTGAAGCATATTTCCAGCAAAACGAATGACCGGTTTTACATGGTCTGCATGCCACTTTTCGCCAAGTTCGCAGCCGCAATAAGCGCAGCGACCGCCGAACTTCATGCGCAGTTCTGTACGTTGTTTTTTCGTCAGTGCCATATCAGCTTTCCTTATATGGATTAATTTTATTGTGCAGTGTGTTGAACGACGCCCATACCACGTCGTTATACAATTCAATAACTGGCTCAATTATTTTCCCGATTCCCCATACCAGAATTAACGGGGATATCGGTATCATCAACACGATAAACAGAATGAGAAACAGAAATTCTGTTGTTCTACTCTTTCGTGGATATTTTTTTCTGAATAATGTAGGCACATCACTCTCCTTTGTTGCTTCTCAAAATTTTATGCCCTGGCGCAAAAGCACGCGTTTTGTCGACGCTTATTCGCCACCCATCTTTACGTGCCTCTTTTGCACAGCCAGCCCATGACGTACCGATATACTCACCAAAATCTGGCGACTGATATTTGCCATCCGTACACTGGCGGCAATCACAATAGAGATGCATGGTGTAACTTGCGGCAATACTCATTCAGCCTCCTTTGCGGATTTTCCCGCTTAACCTGTTCCTAGAAACGCACTGCTTTAATCAATCCTTCTGGTGTCAGCGGCACAGGCGGGGCAGTGAATAACGCCTGAATTTCATAGTTCGGCCTGTCGTTGCAATCCTCTTTTGTCGGTACATATTTCCAGTCACCAGCCCACGGCTTCCCCTGAAAGTCTGTAACGTCTTTTTTCACGTAGCGATATCGCCATGCAACTGGTTTTGCCTGCCCTGCCGTTTCATGCCCTTCCTGATAATTAATCTCGCTCATTCATCGCCCCACTCATCACAATATGCTTCGACCGGAGTTTTTCCTGCTTCATAATCATCACGCCATGCTTCAGCATCAGCAGCACTGCCACCACGTAACTCTGCATAGTCCATTAACAATTCATGCCATTCTTCAAAACTGACGTTGTATTTAGTTGAACCAAAATCAGCCATTTTGTTCTTCCTCCTCGTCTTTTATTTCGTGATATGAGTAATTGCAGTGGTTAAAGAAAATTTCTTTTGCTTCGTCATGAATTTCATCAGGTGTTGCGTCATCGTCCACTTCGAATACATCCTCAAAATCCCCACCAGCTATTCCCGTTTCAATAATTATTTTGAACTTTCGCATTTCACTACCGCCCTTTCGGGCGGCCTCCTGATGTTCTGAGGGTGCAGAAATCCCTCCGGTTAAGGATTAAATTTTATTTACAACACTAAATTTAATTATTCAGACGCGCGAATCTGTTCCGCACAATGCAACAATACTTCTGTCACTTCCTTAAGCGTTACGGTATCGGCATCATCCAGTCCTGCAATTTTTGCGTGCCTGACAAACGCCGCGCAAAGCTCGTTAAACGCCACCGCCCGTACATCAGCCAGGAAAGCATCTGTAGCCGGGGTTTGCGGCATACCTCCGTCTGTTGCGCAGATATACGCATCAGATATTTCATCCTGCTCGCCATTAAACACATAGCAACTCTGTACGATAAATTTATTCAGCCGCGCATTCTCCGCCGCCAGCGTCATGCGTTCTTTCTCAAGTCGGAAAATTTCAGTCACGTATTTGGCGTTTCCCCCCCCCTTGATTAACTCGTTAATTCGTTTGCTTTTAATTTCCAGTTCATCCAGCAGTTCCAGCACAACCTGAGGTGTGACTTTCATACGAAATGCCAGCAATTTTTGTGGTGTGGCTGCTATTTTTATTGCTTCTGCCGCCTCACGCAGTGCCTGATAGTTAATTTTTCTCACTGGTTTCCTCCTGGCAAAGCTGGGCGACAATATCGCGATATTTATTCAGCTCCCGCAGCGCGGCACAGACTCGCTCCCATTTCCGGATATCACTTTTCGCCCGACGCAGTTCGCGGTTTGCCTGTCGCAGCGATGACAGAACCAGATTATCCACTCGCTTCTCAAGCGGCTGCACAATGTCCGCCACAGTTTCTGTTTTAATATCTTCCTGTGTTGCAGCTTCCTGTACTGGTAACGCAACACATGCAGGCTGAGGAAAGGCTTTACCATCAGTTTCCGCTACCGATGCCGCTTTCGGCTCTGCTGGTAAATTACCGCCCGGCATGCAGTAACGAAATTTACCGTTCTGATTAACACGAATCAGACGACCTTTGCTGATTGCCATTGCCAGCGTTGAAGCCACTTTGCGTGATGTGGTACCAAACAATGTAGCCAGCTCATCAGCCGTTTGTGGTCCGCGTTGTTCAATCGTCGCGGTTAAATCGCACTCTGAGATTTTCGCTACTGTCGCCGTGGTGGTTTCTTCCGGCTGTTCTTCTGGCGCTAGCTGTTCCTGCTGAACGTTGTTATCAGCCACACGCCAGGTGTATACGCTTTTATCAACGAAGCCAGCCTTTTTCAGTTCCCACAGCTCGTTCAGTACTTCTTCACGACTGATATCAAGTCGCGCAGCCAGCTCTACCGACGTGGCTTTTCCCATCGCTTTCAGTGCGTCAAAAACAGTCTCCATTAAAATTTCCTCCCGGTAAAAATCACTTCGCAATTCCTGGCTGGACGACATTCGGACGCCAGCTCTCCCAGTTAAAATTCACCCATCGCCCGCCGTTCATGGTCATGCGATCCATAATCCGCTCGCCGAGCAATGTTTTCATGGCCTCATAGTTCAGGTTTGTCAGCATCCCCACGCTGCGCATCGACGCTGTCCGGCGATCAACAATCTGGTGCAGCACCACCTGCTCGTTTTTCGTCTCGCGCTGAATGCCAATTTCATCAAGAACCAGCAGATCCACTTCGCACAGCTCCCGCAAAAATTTTTCGCCTGACTGCCCGTCGTCATAGCTGGCGTGCAGGGCGCTCATAACATCAGCCACGGTAACCACAATCACTGTCTGACCGTCTTTCAGCAGGCGATTCCCGATAGCTGCCGCTAAGTGATTCTTCCCGGTACCAGGTTTTCCGCTGAACGCAAAATTTGTACACCCGGTCATCAGTTCATCGGCGATGGATTTCGCCTGGCTTAACGCGTATCGCTGGCCGTCGTTCTGCACCTGGTAATTCGCAAATGAGCATTTACGGTGCAACGGCTGGATGCCTGAACGATTCAGAATTTTTTCCACCCGCAACTGACGATTCTGACGGTTGATCTCCTCACAACGTTTCTGGCCTTCAGCAAGTTGCCACTCGCGCCACTCCGCTACCGTTCTGAATGGGGCGGTTACATGTGGCGGGGTCAGTCGGCGGATGCGTTCCAGAACGCCGCCTGTCGCAATATTTTTCATGGTCCGTTACCCCCTGAAGCCTGGCGGGATCGCACTTTCCGGCAACAAGACAGTGTTAACCTGTCGGAGCAACGTCTCAGGCCGAACACCTTTCGGCGCGAACAGGCCCTGGTATTCATTGGCGATGCTGTGTCGAATCACCTGCTCAGGTGTAAAACCCTGCTGACGGAATTTTTCCAGCTCCCGTATCGCCCCGTTAGCGCCCTGCTCCGTTCGAATCGGTTTTCGCAATGCCTGCCTGAACTTAACCCACTCATGCCAGAGTGTTTCCGGCAACCAGTCAGGCAGCTCGATAGCCTCCGGCTCGAATTTTTTAGACGCTCGTTTTTGGCGAGGGGGATTTAGGGGGAGATCAGTATTTATATCTTCCTCTTCCTCTTCCTCTGGTAACGCTTTTTGATCCGTTTGTGTAACGCTGTCAGCGTTACCTTTTCGTTTCAGTTCGCGTATTTTTGTTACTCGCTCGTTTGTAACCGCCCGTTTTTTAGAGCTTTTTCCGTTATGACGTTCAAAGTTAGGTAGAGAAAGCCCACCGTCATTTTCGACCAGCCATCCAACCTGAATTAACGCATCAGCAAAACCAGCCATAAAAGTAATGCGATCTATTGCACTTTTTGTAACGCCGCGAGCGTTACAATCTGCGTTACCGTCTATCATTTGTTGATCCGCCCATGCCCAGAAGCGAATAACCTTCCCTAATGCGGCATCTGGATCAATATTCAGAATCTCAGCAAGCCTGAATATTTCCGGCTTATCCGGCGTAATAACCTCGAGCTTTATCCAGTTTGAAGCCATTTGTTTTCACCTTGTAACGCTCGCAGCGTTACATTTAACTGATACCGAACAAAACAGTCCGGCACGATTAATTTCAATCAATGCACTACGACAGAATCGCCGGGCGATCCACCGCCGCTGAAATGTGCTTTCCGGTAAACGGCCTGGACTGCATCATCATGCGCATCAATTGCCGTACTCAGCGCTTCCTGCGCCGCCAGTAATGCACGGCGTTCCAGGGTATCGAAGATGCAGAGTCGGTGACGCAGCTCGCGCGGAAGAATTGCCAGAACCGCAGGGATCAGTTTCTGAATTTTTTCCCTTTGCGCTTTCGTTTCACCTTTCAACCAACGGTGATAGATATTCTGCTGATTGTTCCAGTCCTTGCCTGGTACCAGGGGCAATTCGCCGCCCCCCTGGCGCAGATATTCTTCAGTAATTGCGTTAGCGACCCACGCCTGCCCTTTTTCGGCTGCCAGGGCTAACAACACTGATTCGATGTGCTCATGCCTGATTTTCATGAATCAACCGCTCCTATGCTGTTTTCGCTATGCTTACCGTCTGGGGGGAATACATCGTCAAGTCCACAATGAGCGCCAAGCCGATTAAGGGTAGAAACAATTTTTCTGCACTCCTCTAGTCCTGGGGTACGAAAATTTGCTTCGTAATTTGCCAGTCGGCTTTGTATCCACCCTAACTGAACAGCAAGTTGTCTTTGAGACAGCCCAAGCTGTTTTCGATATGTTGAAATTTTGTTCATTAAAAACCTCCGATGACAATTTTAAACACACCTTGTGTTATATGGTCAAGCTATTTTGTGTTTTATGTAAATCACGATTCGTGATACAAGGATGCAATGGAAAAAGAAAACGAAAAAATTGCCGCTAGTAGGCTCAATGACAAAATTGCAATGCGTCTTAAAGAGCGCAGGCAGAAGCTTGGTTTATCTCAAGGAAAACTTGCTGAAATCTGCGGATGGACGCAATCGCGTATAGGTAACTATGAGGCGGGCAGCAGAAATGTTGGAGTGCATGACGCTGTCGTATTGGGAAAGGCACTTGGCATATCTCCTCCTGAGCTCCTCTTTGGAGAACAGGAATCTTCTGAATTGTGGTTAAATGAATCCCAACGAAAACTTCTTGAGTTGTTTAACCAGCTACCGGGCTCAGAACAACAACGAATGATTGAGCTATTTGAAGTCCGGCTAAAAGAAATCGATGAGTATGTAGAAAAATATTTGAGAGGCAGGCTTAAAGATAATCCCCCACCGGAGTAATGATCTTGCTATCACAGTAATATGCCAATCAGCCCGCTGTCAGCGGGCTTTTTTGTACCATCATCATATGACACCCACCATAAAACACATTTCGTGTTGACATAAGAAAACACATTGTGTTTAATAAGCATATCCAAACAACGCCCCACCAGAGAACGGCAGGACAATACCTCGAGTTATCCAGCCACTGAACAGGGCTAAGTAGCCAGCCTGAGGCATACGAACATGACGGCAGTTGTTGATTGATACAAAGCGCAGTAGATAAAACGTTCCGCCACCCGGCGTTAAGGGGAAAAAAGATGGTTGGTGAAGATCTGGTTGTTATTAACGGTCAATTGTGCAGCAAAGATGTGGCAGCCATGCTTATTAGCAAGGTTCTTCCAACTGTGCTGGAGGTCATTGCAGAAAAAGTAAAGGCTGGTCGTCCAGACAAGGAAGTTGAAGAGGCGGCAAAAACAGTTGTTCATGCCGCTACAGAAGCAATTATTTTGAAGAGCCAAGTTTCGCCCAAGCCTTAAGTGAATCGGCGCTTTTTTTAGCATCACGTTCATTGAGTAGTGACAAAAACTCATTCTCAGCATTCTCGATTTCCGAGAAAAATTCTTGATGAGTTGTTTCTCGCTGCGATCTGATGCTGAAAGCTAAAGCAAGTAGCCAGGCTTTGTCTTTATTATCCATAGGAATACCTTATTACTGGTTGTGTGAGAACTCCAGTATACCACCGAGCCTGAAGTGGTAAAAAGACAGGCGCACAACACGAAGGCGCATTTCCGGTATTCATAAAGAGCCGGTCTTGTCTGTTAAATTTAAATGGTGGGAGTGCGCCTCCGGTTGTAAATAACGACATTGCTGTGTGTAGTCTTTGGCGACATCAGTTCTACTCCGTGGCTGCCCTGCCGCCCCTTTTTAAAGTGAATTTTGTGATGCGGTGAATGCGGCTAAGCGCACGCGGCACAGTTAAAAGCATCAGTGTTATGGGTGGATTATCCGGCGTTAATTGTTAACTGGTTAACGTCACCTGGAGGCACCAGGCACCGCATCGACAAAATTCATTTGTAAAAATGGAGATAATTATGATTGCTCATCACTTCGGAACTGATGAAATACCACGTCAGTGTGTGACCCCTGGCGATTATGTTCTTCATGAAGGTCGGACATATATCGCCTCGGCAAACAATATTAAAAAGCGAAAACTTTATATTCGTAGCCTGACTACAAAAACATGCATTTCTGACTGCATGATTAAAGTCTTCCTCGGTCGTGATGGTTTACCTGTAAAGGCGGAGTCATGGTAATGGCTAAGAAAATAAAATGTGCTTATCACCTTTGCAATAAAGAAATTGAAGAAAGCAAAATCATTACAAGACCACTTCATTTCATGCGTGGAGTTATACCAACGACGGAAATGAAAAAATATTGTAGTGAAATCTGTGCCGAAAAAGACCAGATGGCACACGAACTTTAATTAACTGACTATCCGAAACTGAATTTATGCCAGCAATGGCAGGGATTCGCTCAACCTTAATTAAGGAGAAAAACATGATTACCAGTTATGAAGCCACTGTTGTTACTACTGATGACATTGTTCACGAAGTCAGCCTGGAAGGAAAGCGTATTGGCTACGTGATTAAGACAGAAAATAAAGAAACCCCATTCACTGTGGTTGATATCGACGGTCCATCAGGCAACGTTAAAACACTTAACGATGGTGTTAAAAAAATGTGTCTGGTGCACATAGGAAAGAATCTGCCCGCAGAAAAAAAAGCCGAATTTCTGGCAACTCTGATTGCAATGAAATTAAAAGGTGAAATCTGAAAAAAAGAAAGCCTGCACACTGTGCAGGCCTGAGTGAAGAACCAGGGACATTTATTCATCACTCGCAGTAATTTTAATCTGAGTTGAGGTTAAAAAACAATGAGCACCGATAAACAAGTTTACCCACTGTATTACGAAGCAAAAAATGACAAAGTAAGAAAACGTCTCGGTATTAAAGGCGGTTTCTACTGGGCTGAAGCGAAAAAATTATCCATTGCCATCTCCCGTGGTGCTGTTGCGATTGACGATGCTGGCTACGATGAAGATGACTTTAAAAAACCTGTTCGCGTCAATTTGCCCGTTGTTGATGACCTTCCACCAGAAGGCGTATTTGATACGGAATTCTGCAACCGTTACGAAAAAGGCGGGGAAGATGGCATCACAATGGTATTTATCGCGCCCTCATCCTCTGCGCAGGACAAACCAGACAGCACTGACAATACCAATGTTAATGGCGAAGACATGACTGAGATTGAGGAGAATATGCTACTCCCGATTTCTGGCCAAGAGCTGCCCATTCGCTGGCTTGCTCAACACGGCAGCGAAAAACCGGTAACGCACGTTTCACGCGACGAACTCCAGACATTACATATTGCACGGGCCGAAGAACTACCAGCTGTTACTGCCCTAGCTGTTTCCCACAAAACCAGCCTGCTCGACCCGCTGGAGATTCGCGATCTTCACAGACTGGTTCGTGATACTGACAAAGTTTTCCCTAATCCAGGCAATTCAAGTCTGGGGCTGATGACTGCTTTTTTCGAAGCATACCTGGACGCAGACTACACCGATCGCGGTCTGCTGACAAAAGAGTGGATGAAAGGAAATCGTGTTTCACGCATCACTCGCACGGCTTCCGGTGCTAATGCTGGCGGCGGGAACCTCACCGATCGCGGCGAAGGTTTCGTCCACGATCTGACGTCACTGGCACGCGATGTAGCCACTGGCGTACTGGCCCGTTCAATGGACGTGGACATTTATAACCTTCATCCGGCACACGCTAAACGCATTGAGGAAATTATCGCTGAAAATAAACCACCCTTTTCTGTTTTCCGCGACAAATTCATCACCATGCCTGGCGGGCTGGATTATTCCCGCGCCATCGTGGTTGCGTCCGTGAAAGAAGCACCAATTGGGATCGAGGTCATCCCCGCACACGTCACTGAATATCTGAACAAAGTACTGACTGAAACCGATCATGCCAACCCTGATCCGGAAATCGTGGATATTGCCTGCGGTCGCTCCTCTGCCCCGATGCCGCAGCGAGTAACAGAAGAAGGAAAACAGGACGATGAAGAAAAACCACAACCATCTGGCGCAATGGCAGATGAACAGGCAACGGCTGAAACAGTGGAACCGAATGCAACTGAACATCATCAGAACACGCAGCCGCTGGATGCTCAGTCACAGGTAAATTCTGTTGATGCGAAATATCAGAAACTGCGGGCAGAACTCCATGAAGCCCGGAAAAACATTCCGCCCAAAAATCCTGTCGATGCAGACAAATTACTGGCTGCCTCTCGCGGAGAATTTGTTGAAGGGATTAGCGACCCGAACGATCCGAAATGGGTTAAGGGGATTGAAACCCTCGACTCTGTGAACCAGAACCAGCAAGAAACGGAACAGAACGACAAGAAAGCGGAACAAAACAGCCCAAATACGCAACAAAACGAGCCAGAAACGAAACAGCCTGAACCAGAAGAGCAACAAGAACCGGAAAAAGTCTGCACCGCCTGCGGTCAGATCGGTGGGGGCAACTGCCCTGATTGTGGCGCGGCGATGGGCGACGCAACGTACCAGAAAACCTTTAATGAAGAAAATCAGAATGAATATCAGGAAAAAGGTCTGGAGGAAATGGAAGGTGCTGAACATCCGTACAAGGAGAACGCTGGCAACCATCCGCATCATGATTGCAGTGATGAAACTGGTGAAGCGTCAGTTCCTGTAGCAACTGAAATCATGTGGCCGTCATATTTCGAGCCTGGACGTTATGAAAACCTCCCGAACGAGGTTTATCACTCCGCCAACGGAATAAGCAGCACGATGCTGAAGGATGCCCGTATCAGCCTGATGTATTACCACGGGCGGCACATTGCCGGAACTATTCCGGGCGAGGAAAGTGATGCATTGCTGCGTGGGCGGATTATTCACAGCTATGTTCTGGAAACGGATAAATTCGCTGATGAGTATGCCATTCCGGTACCGGTTCCTGAATATGTGGTTACTACTTCTAACGAACTGATCGCCATCATTAAAAAACACAATGCCAGTCTGCCAGCACCGATGACACCAGAGCAGATGAAAGAGTGGATCGAAAGCTACAACAGCACTCTTATACAGCCACTGTCGGTAAGTGCCGGGGCCGAAGAAACAGGCATCCTTTACGGTTCGCTTCCGGAGGAATTCCGGCGTATTCCTGAGGGGGAAAAACACACAGCATCAGCAATGAAAGCCTGTATTAAAGAATACAACGCAAACCTCCCTCCTCTGTTGAAAACCAGTGGATCACGGGAGCAACTTCTGGAGCAAATTGAAACTGTAAATCCAGAACTGGCAAAAAAAGAACGTGCTAAATCTTTGCCTTACAACATCAGTGGCACAAAAGAGCAATTAACCGAAATCGCACGGAAAATTCGCCCGGAACTGGTGACTCTGGAAGACTGGCAAAAACGCCAGCAAGAAGAAAACGCCGGGAAAACGTTTATCAGTCCGGATATGTATGAACAGGCAAAAAATATTCACGCTGCACTGCAAAACAATACCGATGCAGCAAGGCTACTCAACCACCCGGATCGCAAATCTGAAATCAGCTATTTCGGGTTTGATGAAGAAACCGGGCTGGAAATCAGGGTCCGTCCTGATATCGAAATCCGGCTGCCATACGAAAGCATTTGCGCCGACGTGAAGTCAGTCAGCCTCGGTTATGTGCGACAGGAACGACTGAAAGATCGCCTGCACCGTGAAATTATTGAGCGTGATTATCACCTCAGCGCAGCAATGTATTGCGATGTGGCAAACCTGGACAAATTTTTCTGGATCTTCGTCAACAAAGATGCTGGCTATCACTGGGTGGCCGTCGTGGAAGCCTCGCAGGAACTCCTGGAACTTGGTCGACAGGAATATCGCCGGACGCTACGACAGATAAATGAAGCTCTGGAGACAAACAACTGGCCAGCACCGATTACCGAAAGTTATACCGACGAATTAAACGACTTTGATCTTCGTCGTCTTGAAGCACTGAGCATCTGAGGAAGGACACAATGAACGAATTAACTCAACAAGAAAATATTAACTCTAATGTTGCGGTTTTCAGCCCTCAGTCCCTGGCTGCAATTCAGACATTTTCCCAGGTAATGGCTTCCGGCATGGCTACTGTACCGGAACATCTCCGGGGAAATCCATCAGACTGCATGGCCATCACCATGCAGGCGATGCAGTGGCAAATGAACCCTTACGCAGTAGCTCAGAAAACTTTCGTTGTGAATGGTGTGCTCGGATATGAAGCGCAACTGGTTAATGCCGTAATCAGTACTCGTGGGCCGCTAACCGGGCGTATTGAATATGACTGGTTCGGGCCGTGGGAAAAAATTATCGGGAAATTTGAAATCAGGAAGAACGACAAGGGGAAAGAATATCGTGTACCTGGCTGGAAGCTGGCCGATGAAAACGGGATCGGTGTTCGCGTCCAGGCAACACTACGCGGAGAGAGCAAGCCACGCGTACTGGAGTTACTTCTGGCGCAGGCCAGAACACGTAACTCAACGTTATGGGCCGATGATCCTCGCCAGCAGCTTGCCTATCTGGCTCTGAAACGCTGGGCGCGCCTTTATTGCCCTGAAGTGATTCTTGGAGTGTACACCAGGGACGAACTGGACGAACCACAGGAAAAAATCATTAATCCGGTTCAGGAACATAAAAACACATCCGCCTGCCGTGCGGAACGTGAAACAACAATTATTGAGCAAGATGCCGGGGAAAACTGGATCAGTGCTTTCCGTGAACGTATTGAGCAGGCACAAAGCACCGGAGAAACAACAGCACTTCGCCAGGAAGTGGAAGATCATAAAAATACACTTGGCGCTCTCTACACAGAACTTAAAGGAAAAGTGGTTCAGCGTCATCACCGTCTCAATGCTATTGCCCGTATTGAGAAGATGATAAATGACCTGCCTTCATCAGGTGATCCAGAAGCAGAACAAAAATTTATTGCTCTGGAAAATACGCTGAATGCTGCACGACCACATCTGGGAGAATTATATGAGGCGTATAAAACGACACTGACAGATATGAAACCAGAATATATCGGCTCCTGATATTTACTATGGCGGTGTAGCCTCACCGCCATAACAAAACTTTATTTTATGAGAGAAAAGACAATGCGGTATGAAAAAGTCAAACCATGTCCGTTTTGTGGTTGTCCATCAGTAACGGTGAAAGCCATTTCAGGATATTACCGCGCAAAGTGTAACGGATGCGAATCCCGAACTGGCTATAGTGGAAGTGAAAAAGAAGCACTCGAAAGATGGAATAAACGAACTACTGGAAATAATAATGGAGGTGTTCATGTATAAAATTACTGCCACTATTGAAAAGGAAGGTGGCACTCCTACTAACTGGACAAGGTACTCAAAAACAAAATTAACCAAATCAGAATGCGAAAAAATGCTCTCAGGTAAAAAAGAAGCAGGCGTTTCCAGAGAGCAGAAAGTAAAGCTGATAAATTTTAATTGCGAGAAGCTTCTGTCCTCGTGAGTTGCATTATATACAAATTAGAACTTCATAGCTGATTATTAAAAATCAACCACACCCGCCAGTATTCTGTATATTTACTGGCGGTCATATCGTAAGAGGTATGGCAATGAATCTTGTGACACTAAAAACGTGGGGAAAACTCAGATATCCAGATAACCCACCATCAATATCAACGCTGAGACGATGGGCAAGGAATGGAAACATTTATCCTGCACCTGAACTACACGGGAGGAGTTACAGGGTGGTTCCGGAGGCTTTCTATATCAACCCAAATAAGGTTGATACCGATATAACACACCATCAGCCTAATGGGCGACAAGGGAGAGACAGTCCGTTACTGGAGAAGTTAAAACATGCAGCGGAAAAAATACGATCCCAATTTGCCTAAAAACTTAACATATCGAAGGAGGGACAAAGCATATTACTGGCGCAACCCTCTTACGAAAGAAGAATTTACACTAGGTAAAATTTCAAGAAGAGATGCAATCGCGCAGGCAATTGAAGCAAATCATTATATATACAAAAACTACTCTCCTGCTGCCTTAATTGAAAAACTTAAAGGGTTCGACTCATTTACTATGGCAGACTGGATTGAACGTTACAAAACGATTCTTATAAGGAGAAAAGTGTCCAGAAATACTTATAAAATTCGGGGAAATCAACTGGAAACAATAAAAGAAAAATTAGGAGGGATCTTACTGACAGAAATAACCACTCGCCATATTGCCGAGTTTCTTGATTTGTGGATTGAAGGAGGGAAAAACACGATGGCAGGATCAATGCGTTCTGTGTTATCTGATATGTTCCGCGAAGCCATTGTTGAAGGGCGTATATCTCAAAATCCAGTAACGCCAACAAGAGCACCGAAAATAGTAGTTACAAGAGAACGGCTGAAACTAAAGACATACAACTGCATCAGGGAGGCAGCAGATCAACTTCCGGCATGGTTCCCATTAGCTATGGACTTAGCCCTTGTAACAGGACAACGTCGCGAAGACATAACGAATATGCGGTTCAGTGATATTTATGATGATCGTCTTCACATCAGGCAAATTAAGACAGGAATGATGATTGCTATCCCCCTGTCACTCAGCCTTCCGGTCGCTGGTTTACGTCTTGGTACAGTAGTTGAACGGTGCCGCCTGGTAAGCCGGGGAGATTTTCTAATCAGTGCCGGGATTAGAAAAAACAGCCCTGACGGCAGCATTCACCCGGACGGCCTGACAAAAAAATTTGTCGCAGCCAGAAAATTAACAGGTATCCAGTTCAGTGAAAACCCACCAACTTTTCACGAGATCAGAAGCCTGGCTGGACGATTATACAAAGAAACATGTGGAGAAGAATTTGCTCAGCGTCTACTTGGCCACACATCGGAGAAGACAACAAAAATGTATCTTGATGAGAGAGAAAAAACGTACTTACTGCTCTGATTTTAACGTAAATGGATTGTTAAATGTATTTTGGTTGTGATATAACCAAAAAAGACCGGAATACAGAAATTCGAGTAAATTTCGGGGAATTTCGGGGAGACGTTTGCAACTGATTGATTTTAAATACAATTAAAAAAAGACCGAATACGATTCCTGTATTCGGTCCAGGGAAATGGCTCTTGGGAGAGAGCCGTGCGCTAAAAGTTGGCATTAATGCAGGCTTAGTTGCCTTGCCCTTTAAGAATAGATGACGACGCCAGGTTTTCCAGTTTGCGTGCAAAATGGTCAATAAAAAGCGTGGTGGTCATCAGCTGAAATGTTAAAAACCGCCCGTTCTGGTGAAAGAACTGAGGCGGTTTTTTTATTGGAAATCAAAAGGCTATTTTAGGTAATTAACAGAGTTTTTCAGCTCGTTCTATAAACGGTGCCAGACTCATTTTTTCGCCGGGATTGTTAGGATCATCAATCTGAATCACCGAAATGGGTTGGGCTTTAGTCTTCCCACTGGCAACTTCCTTTTGTGCGATATCGTTTAAAAGATACTGCACGAGGGTACTTGGGTTAATGACATACAAAGCATTACCCGGTCTGCAAGTCAGCATCACCTCTTCGCGATTAAACGCCCATTTGTCTTTACCCACTTCAAAACGACTGACGGTAATCACCTGCGGTGCAGCCAGCGCCGCTGCAGAACTGGTGAGTAACAGAAACGTCAGAATACTTTTTTTCATCAT